TGCATTACATAACTTAGAAAGTATATTGGTTGATCCACTAAGTAACGAAGTAGCAGTTGAAGTATTTATAGCAGGCGTATAACGAAGTAATAAGGAGTCATGTAATGACAGATAAAGCTTATCAAAATTTATTAAACACTGGAACAAACGTAAAAGAAAAAAGAAAAAAATTAAAAACAGTAAACGTGCAAGAAAAAATGATAAAACCAAGGGGCACATCCACCAAAGAAGGTGGGGGACTTTCTTTTACAGAATATTTAAAAAAATATCACTAACATGCAAGATTTTAAAATATTATTAATACTAATAGCTACATTAGTAGCACCATTAGTTAGACGTGATGTTTTTATCATTGGTATAATAATTACATTTTTAAGTTTATTATTATTATCGGGATGTAGTGCAGTAATTCCAACAATTATTATGGGAGAAGTAATACAATGAAATGGGAAACACCAGAATATAACAACATTCGTTTTGGTTTTGAAGTCACCATGTATATTAATAATAAATAATTAATATATGAAATTAACTAGTGACCTGATTTACGGCTTTGCTACTAGTTTATTAAGTGAGAGATACGACAATCCAAAACCTACTCCCCAATTCCATAGAGAACTTTGGGACTATTGTTGCTCAGATCACTCACTTGTTGCTATAGCAGCCCCAAGAGGGCACGCAAAAAGTACTGCGGTAACACACGCATACACATTAGCAGCTGTTTTATTTAGAGAAGCAGATTTTGTAGTATTAGTATCTGATACTGAACTTCAGGCGGTTCAATTCTTAAATGATATTAAGATGGAACTATATGAAAATCAAAAACTAAGAAGTTTATTTAAAGTGTCAGATATTTATAAAGATGCTGAAAGAGAAATTAGATTTAAGATGGGACCTGACAATCATCAAGTTAGAATAATGGCTAGAGGTGCATCAGGAGGATCGGGATCTGTTCGTGGTTTTAAATGGAGAGGTAAACGACCTAATCTTATAATTTGTGATGATATGGAAAATGATGAAGCTGTATCCAACGAAGAACGTAGAGATAAGTTTAGAAATTGGTTTTATGGCGCATTAATACCAGCTTTATCAGATACTGGGCAGATACGTATTGTTGGAACTGTGTTGCATTTTGACAGTTTATTGGAAAGGCTAATGCCTGAAACTACTGGAGAAGAAGCTAAATATACAGTTAGAGAAAACCTTAGAGAATATTCTTTAGATAAATCTAGAGCTTGGCATTCAATTAAATACAGAGCACATACTGATTTTGATGATTTTCAAAGTATATTGTGGCCTGAAAAATTTAATGAAAAAAGACTTACTAAATTAAAAAATGATTTTGTAAGACAAGGTATATCGGAAGGATATGCACAAGAATACTTAAATTACCCAATACATGAAGGTGATGCATTTTTTAGAAAAAATGATTTTGTGCCTATGGCAGAAGAAGATTTTGATTTAGCCAAAGTTTATTATGCAGCAATAGATTTTGCTATATCAGAAAAAGATAAAAGATCTTATTCTGTAATAACTGTAGGTGGAGTAGACGATACAGGTGTTTTGCATATAGTTGATGTTATTAGACAACGAATGGATGCAAAACAAATTATCGAAGAAATGATGGCCGTACAAATAAGATATCAACCTGATTTATTTGTGGTTGAGGAAGGGGCACTTAAAAAGGCTATAGGACCGTTCTTAAAGGATGAAATGTTAAAAACAGGAATATTTATTAATTTACATCCAATGGTTCCTTATAGAGATAAATTATCTCGTGCTCGTGCAATACAAGGTAGAATGAGACAAGGGGGAGTACATTTTGATACAGAAGCAGAATGGTTTCCATCTTTTGAACAAGAATTATTAAGATTTGATCGAGGACAATATGATGACCAAGTTGACTCAATAGCTTGGTTAGGATTAGTTTTAAATCAAATGATAACAGCTCCTACTCATAAAGAACAAGAAGAATCTGAGTGGGAAGAAGAATATAACGACACTATGGGATCTTTACATATGGGAAGATCACAAGTAACTGGATACTAATTTATGACAATTGAAACTGATTTACAAGCTTTAATTACATCAGTAAATATAGCGGAACAAATAGACGAAGATACCCTTAAAGATATGGGTAAAGCGGTTTATGATTGGTACGAGATGGATGAAAATTCTCGTGGCGAATGGATGGATAAATACGAAGATTATATGAAGCTAGCTACACAAGTATCTTCGAATAAAAACTTTCCTTGGCCAGACGCAGCAAATGTAAAGTATCCACTATTGACCATAGCAGCCTTACAATTTGCATCACGCGCGTACCAATCCCTTTTACCTAATAATAAAGTAGTAAAAGCTAGAGTTATTGGACAAGATATTGATGGTTCTAAAGCGGAAAGAGCCAGAAGAGTAAGTAATTATATGTCTTACCAATTATTAGAAGAAATAGATACTTGGGAAGATCAAATGGATAGAACCTGTTTAATTCTTCCAATAATTGGAAATGTGTTTAAAAAGACTTATTGGGATGGAACTAAAATGGTATCTGATTTGGTTCTGCCTAAAGATTTATGTGTTGATTATTATGCAAGTTCTTTAGAAGATGCTAATCGCAAAACACATAAATTATATTATTATCCTAATGAAGTAACTCGACAAATAAGAATGGGTCAATTTTTAGATGTTGATTTACCAAAAGAATCTAATTCATACGAAGGGAATCATTCTGAAGCACAAGATCAATTAGTAGGAATAAGTCCTCCTAATAATGATCAAGATTCCCCACATGAATTTTTAGAATGTCATTGTAATTGGGATTTAGATAATGATGGATATGAAGAACCTTATGTAATTACAGTTCATAAAGATACAAAGAAAGTTGTTCGTGTTGCGGCAAGATACGATGCAATGGGAATAGATACAAATGAAAAAGGTGAAATAATTTCTATAAAACCTGTAGAATATTTTACTAATTATGTTTTTATTAATGATCCAAATTCTGGTGTATATGGAATGGGTTTTGGTAATTTGCTTGGTCCACTTAATGAAGCAGCAAATACTTTAATAAACCAACTTATTGATTCGGGCACACTAGATAATTTACAATCAGGATTTTTAGCTAAAGGCATTAAAATACCAAATGGTAATTCTCCTTTAAAACCTGGAGAATGGAGATATGTTAATACAATTGGTGATGACTTAAGAAAAGGTATTGTACCCCTTCCAACTAAACAACCATCAACTGTATTATTTCAATTACTTGGTATGATGATACAAAGTGGTCAACAACTTAGTTCAGTAACTGATTTAATGACTGGGGAAAATCCAGGACAAAATCAACCTTGGTCTACTACGTCAGAAGTGCTAAGGCAAGGATTACAAGTATTTTCTAGTATTTATAAAAGAATACATCGTTCAATGAAACGAGAATTTAAAAAGATATATAGATTAAATATGTTATATCTTGATGATCAAAAATATTTTGCAGTATTAGATCCATCAGATCCTGAAGATGAAATTGGTGTTGTAAACAGAGAAGATTTTGAAGATAAAAGTATGGACATAGTTCCGAATAGTGATCCAACTAATGTATCTAATGCTGAAAAATTAGCTAAGGCTGAGTCTTTAATGCAGTTGTTACAACTAGGTACTGTTAACCCCCAAGTTGCTACTAAACGCATTCTTGAAGCCCAAGATCAAGAGGGAATAATAGAATTAATGCAAATGCCTGAGCCTGGTCCTAATTTTGATCAACAAATAAAACAGCAAGAATTAGAGTTACAAGCATCGGAACAAGAAATACAAAAAATTAAAGTTCAATATCAAGCAGCTAGAGATGAAGCAAATGCTCAATTAACTATGGCTAAAGCTCAGGCAGAAGTTGAAAGGGTAGAATTAGAAAAAATAAAACTTCAATTTGATGCAGAAATAGAGCAAATTAAGTTACAATTAGAGGCTCGTAGTAAAGATATGGACGTGCAAATGCAAGAATTAAAAATGGTTCAAGAACAAATGAAAGCTAATGAAACTAATAATAATTCTAATTCTGGTACTGATGGCTAATAATCTTGAAAATTTAGGTACAAACGAATTTGATATTCGTCGTAATAAAATAAATACTTTTCAAGATTCTATTAAAAATTATAAGCAACAAGATAAAGAAAATATTTTATTAAAAAGATTAATTTTAGCAGAAGCAGAATCAGAAGGTACTTTAGGAATGGCTTTAGTTGCTAGAAGTATTTTAAATAGACATGCTTTACTTAATACTCCTGGACTTTATTACCAAGGATATAAAATGAAACCAGGTACTTTTGGAGCTAAAGGAAATTCATTATCAGATGTAATGTTAGCTCCTGGACAATATACACCTGTAACAGATGGTAGTATAAATAAAAAAAGAACTAAAGAACAACTGCAGCAAGCTCAAGATGCTATAAATATGGCAAAAGATAAAGGAGTATTAATGCAAGCTTTAGTTAATGATCGAGAAAATAAATTCGGTAGTAATGAGTACAGAGAAAACATGAAAGAGATTATGACGTTAGTAGAATCTACAGGATTTAGAAATCCTAGTAAAACGTTTAGAAATAAATCTCAAGAAGTAAACATGACCAGATTTGGAAATCATGTATTTACTACAGTAGCAAATCCTTATATAGAGCAAGATTTTTTAAGTGAGGAAGAACAACGCAATGCTAAGCCAAACTATGCATTGCCCCAGCCAATAAATAGATAAATAGAGAGGTATAGATATGAGCGGAGATAGATACGCTTGGAAAAATATGGTTTACACACAAGAGTTAGTAAACTATTTAAAAGCAGCAAAAAATGAATTACAAGAATTATTTTCTAAAGGAGCGTTATGTGGAGAAACAATGGATACCACAGCAATGACTCACGTAGAAATAATCGGAAGATGTAAACTTATAGATGCTGTAGTAGAGTTAATAGATGAGGGAGTACCTTCAACTGAAGAAGATGACAAAGACAAAAAAGAAGAAACATCTAAGGACTACAAAGATGCTTAAGGCTTTAGGATATAGATTATTAATAAAACCTGATAATGTAGAAACTAGTCATGAAGTAAAAGGAACAGATATTAAAATAGCTATTGCTGTAGATGAAAAATTATATAAAGCAACTATGTCTGTAGGAACTGTTGTTGATATTGGTCCTTTAGCTTGGATAGATTATAACAAAAATTCAGAAAATAAAGAACCTTGGGTACAAATTGGAGATAGAATTCTTTATTCAAGATACGGGGGAAAATTAATACAAGATCCCGAAACTAAAGAAGATTTTGTTATTTTAGATGATGGAGATGTGCTTTGTAAGATGGTAGATAAGGAGCAAAAAGAAAATGAGTGATTTTATAGCACAATATGATGATACTAAACCTAATTCTTCAGATAAACAAGAGGTAACTGAAGAACAAAATAAGGTTGAAACAAAAGAAGTTAGTACTGAAGAGCCTGTTAAAGAAGTGGAGGAAAGCACATCTGTAGCAGAAGTACAAACGGAAGAAAAAGATCCTATAGCTGATGCAGCTCGTGCGCAAGGATGGGTTCCACAAGAAGAGTGGGATGGAGATCCTACACAATGGAGAGATGCACAAGTCTTTTTAGAAAGAGGAGAGTATTTCAAAACTATGGGTACTCAAAGAAAGCAGATAGATAAACTAAATGCTGTAGTAGAAAAAATGGCTACTATACAAGCCAAAACTAGAGAAGATGAAAGACAAAGAGTATTAAGAGAACTTTCTCAGCAAAAAGCAGTTGCTATGGAGGAAGGTGAATTTAATAAAGTAGTAGATATAGATAGTGAAATGGAGAAAATTCGCTCTGAACCAGCTATGTCAGTTCCTACTGATGCTGTTGGACAGACTGAAGATGAATATTCTCAAAAACAAATAGTAGAATATATAGATAAAAATCAGTGGTATCGTACTAATCAAGATATGCGGCAATATGCTGATTCAATTGCAGTTGGATTTAGAAACAGTAATCCTCAAGCTACAATTGATGATGTACTTGAGTACACAGATAGTGAAGTAAAAATTCGTTATCCTGAGCAGTTTGGAAAGCAGGTGCCGAGCGCATCGCCTGTAGCATCTACAAGACGAACCACAAAGCCAAGTCCGAATGGGACAAATAAGAAAAAAACATTGGACGATCTTCCCGCGGGTTCGCGAGATATGTACGCTCAGATTGGACAATCGTTTGTCGATGCTGGAGCTGTCGACTCTATAGATGAGTATGTAGCAGAGCTTGAAAGAATAGGAGAAATATAGACATGGCAAGCAAATTAGAAAAAAATCTAGATCGACCAAAGCGAGTACCTATGGCACAGGCCAGACAGATTTTAAATGTTGAAGATGTACCTGACCACTTAGTGGCCAGATGGGTCTTAGATACTAAAAATCGTTGTCAAGTGTTTCAGAGTGCTGGTTATCAATTTATAACTGATAGAGGTTTAGCTGTGGGAGATAAAAAAGTTGATGGATCAAAAGCAGCGGGGAACGTTGTCTGCAAAGTCGGTAATTCGACTGGAGAGATGCTGTACCTGATGGCTATTGACCGCAAGTTCTACGAAGAAGATCAGGCTTCTAAACAAGCTAAGATTGACCAAGTAGAAGAAGAATTATACGCGCAAACTAGTAAAGAAGGTCATTACGGAAACTTAGATTTAGATCATAAATCTGCTAAGTAATGATTTTTGCACAAGGAAGCGCTTAACTTTAACCTAAGGGAGTAATTATTATGGCTAACGTAGATAGACCAAATGGTTTTAGACCAATAGGTCATTTATCTGGCGGCGGATATACTGGCCGCGTCCGTAAGTACTACTCTGTTAACGATGCCTTATTTCTTGGTGATATCGTTGAAAAAGAAGCAACTGGTACTGCATCTGGCAGTGGCGGTTATCCTGG